ACAATGTTTGGAACCGGGGCCATGTCGCCCCGGTTTTTTTCTGCCTGGTTGTTCATGCCATGAATTTTTGGGTGCGACAAATATTTTCGATTTGACGAATGGCCGAATCCATGGTTGGAAATTCCATCGAACAAAACAATTGGAATTCGCGTCCGGTGGTTTGCAAAATGAACATCCGGTTTTCGAATTGCCAAAATTCCATGTTCACGTCGTCGTTGATTGCAACCAGGCGCGCGCCTAATTGATGCAACTTCGCTTTGACGCGGTCCAAATTCAAAATGTCATTGGACTGAATGGCGGAAAACGGTTTTGTCACCGTCATTTCAATACGGACGTCATGACCAACGCCGCCGGCCATCATGATGTCCAATTCGCCATTTGTCGCCGGGTCCGTCAATAAATTTTTGTATGCGTCATCGTAAAAATGACAATCATTGATGTTGTTGGCGTCCATGTGTTCGCGGAAACGCGACATGGCCGTTTTGGCGTCGTTGAATTCGAATGAACGTGAATCCGAATTGAACATGTTTGAAATTGTGATTGTGTACATTTGATTTTGATTTTTGATGTTGATTTTGTTGTTTGTGCGCGTTGTTGAGCCGCGCCCCTCGTTGGTTTTTTTAAAGGGTAAAATATCTTACTGATAATTCGCCGTTATTCAATGTGAATCGCGTATGTGTATTGTTAAAAATAACTTCCGCCCAATAATTAGACGGGCGATATTTTTCATTACGCTCTAAAAGTTCAAAAATTTGTCCGTGGCTTACGGCTTCGATTGTCGTTTCGCTACTAACTTGATAAGAACCATCATAAACGTTGATTGTCTTAGTGTTTGAAAAAAATGCGCTCATTGCTTTGTGTTTTAAATTGTTGTTGTTTGTAATTGTTTGACAAATATACACGTCTTTTTTGTTTCCGCAACTATTTTTAAAAAAAAAGTTTTTAACACGGGCATGTTGGGCATAAAAAAGGCCCGAACGTTTTCGGGCCTCTTCAATTAAACATAACTAATCAATAACTATCAATCACGATTCTATCCGTTTACAATTGGTTCCAATATGGAAACCGTTACATGGGAAATGGCCGCACATGGCACAATCAACCACATCGTCAATCCGATGTTGTACGAAACCAAACAATACACGCCAAAGGCCACCCATGTGTTCATGCAATAAAGACATCCGCCCATTGGTTTATATAAAAACGCAAACGGGTTTTTTGGATGTTTGACGACGCGTTCCAAAAACTTTGTATAAAAACCAAATATTTGGCCTGGTTGAATAATAAAGTCAATGTATATCGTCAACGCCCCGGCCACAATGCCAACCAATCCGGCCAACATAACGGATTGAAACATTTCCCCGTGTTCGGTGAAAATGGCCAACCCCAAACCGGTCATGATTCCCAAACCATAACCGGTGAACTCATTCAATATTTTGCGAATTTTTTCCATCAACAAACCGGTGAAATTCCGTCAACACTCCATGAACACGCGCCATCCGATGTTGTGAAATAATGCCATCCAGGAACAACGGCGCAATCCGGAACCCGAATTTTGATTGTGGTTGTGGCGTTTTCGTTGAACGTCATGGGCAAAACCAAATTGTCGCCCAATTCGAATTCCACTTCAATGGTTGCAAACGTTCCCGTTGGCCCCCAAATTTCAAAAGTGTAGGTATCTTCGCACGGCGCGACAACGCCGAAATCAATCGTTTGGTTTGGTGCAAAACAACCAATGTGTTTGGAACATCCGCAATTCATATCGTTTCGAATTTATTTCAAAGATAATCAACACGCCGGACCATCGCATGGGTTCGCACAATAATTTTCCAACGCCATGTCGCGGTCGCCAATCAAATCAAAGTCAAACGCCACAAACGTCAAATTTTTATCAAACGCCCGGCCTTTTTTCTGCGGCGACTCTTCAATGACAACCGTCACGGGGTCAATGATGGATTCCACCGGAACAATTGAAACATTGGCAAACGTCGCCGTTGACGGCAAATTTGCGTTCATTACGGCGGCCCTTAATTGTTCCTCCAACGTCCATGGATTGGCCGCCCTAAGACATGCCACAACGCGCAATTGGTATCGGATTTGGAAAAACGATTGAATTCCCGTGAATTTTTTGTTTGTCGATGGCGTTTGATATTCAATCCGCCCATTGTTTCGGAACCGAATATAAAAATATGCGGAATCCTGGTCATGGATTCCGGCGAAATGATATTCGTTTGAATTCACGTCACGAACCAAAACACGCCCGTCATCGTCCAACTTTGCCAAAAAAACGGATTTGGTCAAAACGGGAATAACCGAATGAATGGATTCGGCAATCAAACAAATCAAATGTTCCATAACTCAAAAATACTTCAATACCTGGTCCGATATCAAATCATTCAAATAATTTTCAACGCTTCGCCTTTCGGCGTCACTTGGAACAAATATTTGTTTTTTGCGCCTGGCCTCCTGGCCTTTCGCTTTGACATAATCGGTCGAATTGGTAACGGCCAAAAATACCTCGCGGCCACTTTTGACAACTTGAATTGAATCCCTCAAAGAACCGGTGAATTCCAAATCAACTTCGCCCGTTTGGCGGCCCGTGTCGCTCCGTTTTTTTATCCATGCTTTGGATTTGTATTTTCCAATTTTGCCACCTTCGGCGTCCCCCCCATTGTTAAAAATGCGTTGTTTCATTTCACCTTCCAAAAGTTTTCCCCCCAACAACAAAAGGTTGGGAATGTCGCGTTCAATGTTGGTGACGGTTGTTTGGATTTTTTTGGCGAACTCTTGCGACGTCATTTGAACATTTTGTGGATTGTGAACATTGCTAAGATAAGCACAATAATGGACGGAATCAACCACAACCAACGTTTTGTTTCTTCATTGACAACAATGGTCCGGACCGTTTCGGTGTGGTAATTTTCCACCCGAACGGTATCGGATGGACATTTGGTTTCCACAAATATTGAATCCCCAGGCAACCAACGAATCATTGTTTCAATCCGGGTGTCATGGTCAAAGATGAAAACGGTGTCGCGGCCATCAAACGCCACAACGGTGTCCATCCGGGCGCCATTGATGTGAATAACGGTGTCTTTGACCATTGTCGTCGTCCATTCCTTTTCAATATAACATGGATATTTTGACATGTGTCGTTGGCATGACGAAACCGTCAACGCAATGACTGCAAAAAACAACATGATTTTTTTCATTTTTTTACCTCCAAATATTCGTTTTTGTAATTGTCAATTTTGTCCGTAATCATTCGGGCAAATCCTTTTTTTATCCAACCCAACAATGCCAAATTTTTGACCAACGACATCAAATTCACAATTACAATTGGAACGAACACGGCTTCATTCAACCAAAAAAGAACGTCGGCCCCTTTGCTCAAATTGGTGGAAAACATCAACAACGCCGTATGTGACAACAACGTCCAAAAAATGCGAAGCGCCACACGGGTGTCGAATCGGTTGTGTTTAAACGCCAAATATGAACCCGACAAATGGTCGGCGGCAATTAATCCAACGAGGGTGAAATATGAAATTGACGGGTCAAATATCCAATCGTTGACAAACGCGGACATGGTCCCGGCAATTAGGCCGGCGAAAACGATAGAAAAAACCATTGGCGATTTTTTTTTTGATGTGTACATGTTCCGGGTGGTGGTTCATATACGCGGCCAATGGTCCTTTTGTTACACTAATATTTTGGACGCGGACGCGACGTCACCGGACGCGACGGGCGCGACGGGCGCGAAGGTTTTGAACAATTACATTTCATTTTTTTACATTTTTATGGGGCGCCTTGGACATAACGGGATTGGTTGCAAATCACACAAATGTCGTCCATCCTTGAAAACAATTCGGGCAATTGCTGAATGGCCGTTTTCATTTGCATGTCAAATTCTTTGGTCCAATTCTCCAGGCAAAAATTCCATGTGTCGGAATCGAGCAATGTGATTGAATTCAACCGGTCGGTCGTCAATGCCTCTTTTGCAATTTCCATTCCGGCCCGGTACAAAATCGGAAAACGTAATTTTTGAGCAATCACACAACCGATTTCATCCACGCTACATTCGGCGGCGGCCCCAACAATCAACCCAAACGATGTTTGGGCGGTTGTTGTTCCGGTCCATCCGTTTCCAATCAAAAATTCGCTTTTTTTCGTTGAACAATTGCAACCCCCTTTCACCTTGGTTTTGTTGGTGTCGATGACCGTGTTGTCCATGGTCACAAATATTTCGTTGGTCTGCGACAAATAATTGGGGAAAATTTCGGCGTCACCTAATTGGTCCGTTGTAAACATGAACGATGTGATTGACAATCCATCAAAAATGTCAACGTTTCCCGAATATAAAGTTTGTTGAATTTTGATTTTGACGGATTGAACGCGGACGCGTAACATCCGCGAATCCCTTGTTTGAATACGAACCCCCCGGTCAAATGGCGCCGGTGTGTTCCATGCGTTTTCCCATTCGCCAACCTTCAATTCATCAACCAACGAATTCATTCGGAAATGTGGCATGGCATAACGCGCCATGTCATCCAAAATCAATTGGGTGGCAAAGTTGATTTTTGATTCAAGTAATTGAACGCCGGATGAAAAACCCGAATCCGCCATGTCTGCGGCGCGTCGGATGTTGATTCCTTCCAGGTCGTCAATGTACAAACCCGATTTTGGGGTTGTTTGGGAAACACAACGGATTCCGATAAAATTGTCAAAGCATGAAGCCATATCCGAAAGGGTCTTTTTTGTAAATATTTTTGTCCGGTATCCACAAAGATTCCAAATAAGATGGAACCCAAAATGATGGACAACCTTTGTTGTCAAATTGGTTGTGACCGGCAATCAAAACGTCCGGTTGATATCTTAAAACTTCATCAATTATGGCGGCCAACGTTTGGGATTGGGAATTGTTCAATGTGTTTTTCACCCGGCTTCCATCTTTATTCAATCCCCCGGCGTAAACGACATGACGCGAAACGGCGTTGATTCCTTTCACTCCATTTGTGATTTCCGCGTCATCAATCCATTTGTCGCCATTGTGTTTGACAAAAGTTTTTCGCGTTCCATCCAACATAATCAAATCGGAATATCCAACGCGTTTCCAACCCCTACCATTTGGTGGCGGTGTGGTATGCCAACGAATAATGTCGTCGGTCGTTATATTTTGGCCCTCCCTCGTTGCGGTGCAATGGATGACCAAATATTTGAATTCTTGTTTCATTTTTTTTCATCGGTTGTTTCTAATGTTTCGGGTTCGTCGTTTTCCTTTGATTTTTTGTTTTTGATGGCAAAATAAAAAATTGAAAATTTGGGTCCATCAATCACATCAATTGTCAAACCTTCATTTTCGCCCTTTGTGTAATCCAGGGCGGCAATGATGGCGCGGTCGTTTTTTCTGCGAAACATTCCGGACGTTATTGTGAAAATAACGGCCTCGTTTTTATTAATATTTTTAATCCATGACGGTTTGGAAAATTTGCATTTTGCAACGGATTCCATACTTTCCATACGTTCAATATGCTTTTCATTGGTCGCCACAACGAACACGTCATGTGGCCAAATTGCTTTGTGTAAAGTCAACACGGCGGATTCAAGCAAATCCGGCGTCATTTCTAATTTGTCGCGGTGGTAAATCATTTTCGTCCAAAATTTGTTCCACGGCCCGGTCCGCCTTTTGGCAATGTAGCGCGTGAAATTTGTTGAATTGAATTTTTTGTTGTTTGGGCAAACGCCGGTTGTGGATTAAACAAACCACAATTTCCGGTTGGACAATCAACGGCGGTTTTTTTGCCGGAAACATCGTTTCCCCCGGATGGCGGCGTTGGTCCCTCTACGGCGGTCCCCGTTATTGGAATAACAAATTGCTGACAATCCGAATCAACGGAAACATTGCAAGATATTGGACCAATGGTCGATGGTTGCCATGTGATTTGAATGGTTTGGAATTCATCCAAACACAAATTCATTGTTTCTTCCGGAGAAATAATAAAATCCGGACAATCCGTTGTTATTGGAAAATTGTAACAAAAAACGGTTGGATTCGTAATTGTAATGTTCACCGGGTTGATTGTGTTCAAATTAACCGTCCCAAAATCAATTGACGATGTGTCAACGGTGGTTGACATATCAATGGCCTCAAAATCAAAGTTGAATGTTTCAACTCCGGTTGCATCATTCACGAATTGAATGACTAATTCATCCAAATCGCCAATGTTGCCGGCGCAAACATCAAAATTAATCGTAAATGATGTATTTGGCAAAACGAGAAATGGGGTCGATACGAATGAACCCTGGTATGTAAAAATTAAGTTTTGAAACAAAAATATTTCATCCAAAAAATTCCCCAAAACGTCTTGAATCAAAACTGGAAATGGTTCCGTGTTTGTTACGATGCAAGAAATTTGGCCACAACATCTGCCATATATGAAATTAGGTCCGGAACCTTGTGGAACTAAACAATCACTAATCGTTAACGCCATGTCATTTGAATTTTTTATAAAGTTAGAATAAAAAACCCGACCAACAATCGTTGGTCGGGTTTTTATTACATCAACATTGAAACGGTATTAAATACCATCCAAATTCACTTCAACGCCACATGGAATGGTCGTTGAATTCCAACTCACGGTTCCATCAAAATAAATTGAACCCGTGTTGTTGTCTTCGATGACCTGGTCAACCTCCATTGTGAATGATTCGATTGGCCCGTAAAAATACCCGTCACATGTGTAGTATCCGAATTGATACAACGGCGCGTTCAATTGGATTGTGTTGTAAAACGTGACGTCCGTACAATCGTCGGGGTCAGCGTTGTAATCTTGAAAGGTCACCGATTTTTCGCCACCAACGATGGATTCCGGCGAACATGATGAAACCCGTTTTTTGGTAAACGAGCCTTTCGCCTTTTGACCTAACAACAAACCGGTCAAAACAACGTCACCGGCGGCAATGGCCGCAATCCATTCGGTTCGGTTGCTTACATCCGTGAACGTGTAGTCACATTTGATGAATGCCAATTTTGAAATGCCTCCATTTCGGGTTGTCACGCCACATCCGGCGGACGGTGCGGCCGGTAAATCCGGCGCGCACGATGTTGTACATAATGCCATTTTTTTGCTTTTTTTTTAAATTAAACTTTTATGATTATTCACATCCGATTATTGTTGAACAATCTGCAAAATGGAATGTGTAATTCACGCCGGTGTTGATGTCGGTTGCACCAAACGCGTTGGCCGGAATGAAGAACAATCCCCAATTCAATTGCAATTTGATTGACCATTGGTCCGCGCAATCGTCATAATGAACCTTCAAATCGTATGTCAAACCGGTAAACGGGTCGGTTATGGTTCCATGTTCAAACACGTCGTTTCGCTTTGCGTAGTCACCAACGTATTTGTTCCACGTCAAAAGTTGAACGGCTCCAGGGGCCAAAACAATGAATTCGTTGGCGCCAATTACGGTGTCAACAAAACGGTCGTTGTAATAACGATAGTCGGTCCAACGGCTCAAATCAATTCCGGTTGATGAATTGCAACACGCAATTTGTTGGGTCTTTGCGTACAAATCAAAGTTTCCGCCGCCAATAATCATTGGCGCTCCGGACGCTCCCACCAAATCGTATTCATGACGGATTTGGGCCGCCGCAATTCCGCGCGGCGCGTTTGATGTCGCGTCAAACAATTGGATGTCCTTTTGGGTTGTGCCATCCGCAAATTTGCCGAAATTGGTCGCCTGGTCGGCCAACAATTGGTTGTTCAACGCCGTGTTGATGGCGTTCATTTGCGCCATGATGACGTTTGAAACATAAACCGAATCTGCTTCGCAAAGTTTCCTCATTTGGTCTTCGCTGAATAACATTCCTTTTGTTTCAATGCAATCCGTAATTGTCACAATTGTTTCCAACGGTGAAATCTCTTGGTCGGTGTCGCATGACGCCGTACATGTTAGGTTAACGGACGACGCGGTTCCGCGCTGAATGTAGTTCACTTGAACCGAACGATTTTTGCCGTTTGATGGAATTGGAATTGCTTCGAATCCGCTTCGGTTTTCGTCACTCATCAACGCGTCCAAATATCCGACGCGGTCGCGCTTCAATGCCGGTGCGTTTATGCCGGCCACGGAATTCAAATCCGCTTGTAATTTTTGACAAAGTCCTTGAGTAAATGCCATTTTTGTAATTTTTTTAAATTAAATTTTTGTGTGTTTTTTTTTGGGAAACGGAAAAACCCAAACGCGCAATGGTCGCCATCATGGCAATCATTCCGAATTTGGGTCGGTTCCCCGGTCGGCCTTTACGGTTGGCCAAAACCCGGTGGTTCGTTTACGGCCCGACGGCCCTTTTTTATTTGGATTCGTTTCCGAATACCTTCATACTCTGCAAAGAAACAGCATTGGCTTGGGCCTTTGCCATTCCGGCCAATTGGTATTTCGGAACATCCGCGCCCGTCGTTTGGGTGGATGTTTGAATTCCATTTGGCTTTTGTTGTGGGGTGGGTGCATTTCCGTTTGATTGTTTCACAACACCCAATTCGTTCAAATGTCCATCCAATATTTCATCAAATGTAACGATTTTCGTTCCATCATTATTCAACGGATTCAAATTGTTTTTCGTTTTCACAATGATTTCGCCATTGTCATCGACGTCCATGTTGAAATTTGCATCCAGGTACGAACGAACTGCCGGGTTGACGACTGCGGCGGAAACAATCAACGAACGTTTTGTAATTGCACTTTGAATGAACGATTCACGTTTGAACGTTTTGATGGCTTGTTTCGCCTCGTTTTCCTTTGCCGGAATGATTTCATCCACCAACCGTTTGTTTTCGTTTGTCAAGTCAATCAAACGGTTTTGTAGTTCTTCGGCTCCGGCTCCGGCGCTCCTGGTTGTTTTTTCAAACGCCACCCCAATGATTTCATCAAATTTTTTGTCTTTGACGTCATCGGACGACAAACCAAATGTTTTTTTGATTTTGTGTTCGATTTTGGACAATTCGGTTCCTTTGATTTCGTCGCGAATGGTTCCAATGAAATCCGGGTTGTTTTTCAAAACGTCGCGTTGAATGATTTGATATTCTGCGGCAATGTCCTCAATATTGACGTCCTCGGCTTCGGTGTTCAACTTATTAATGGCATCCGATGGAACGCCAATTTTCTTTAGGAATTTTTCAATGTTGGTCATGTAATTAGTTTTTTGGTTTGCGGCCTTTTTTCATGGGTTTGGATTCGGTTCCGTTGGATTGGATTTCGTCCATTGAATCCGTTTCGGATTCCAATTCGATATCGGAAACCTCTTCAACGATTGCCACCGGTTTTGATTCCACAATTTTTGGCGCGTTGAATTTTACGGCTTCGGTTGGTTTGTTCAAAATTTCGTAAATTTTAGATTTGCCGCCGTTCTTCAACGTGTTCCACGCGAATTGTGTCACCTCGGAAATTTTGCCCGTTTTGACGTTTTGAATTCTGATTTTATTTGTCATTTTTGATTTGTTTCGTCAAATATACAAAATCATTGAATTTCGGCCAATTGTTGGCCGGTCAATGAAGATTCAAACCATTCGATTCCAAATGTGGTTTCAATTCCATTTTCTTCGATATCCTGGTCAATGATTGTTTTGATTTTCTTTAATGTGGCAATGTCGTTTTTTTCGGCCGCCGCCGTTGTCAATTCCGACAATTTTTGCATTTGTTCAATGGTCATTTGGCAATTTTTACGGTGTTAATATCAATTTTCATGGCTTTTAAATAATCTTCAACAAATTCAAAAACCTTCGGGTGTGACATCTTCAACCAATCGTTGGCATATACATACGATGAAAACGATTCGGTCCAAAACTCCTGGTTGTTTGTTTGGCCATATAAGGTTGGCGCGTCACCTAATTTCAAACCCTTTTCACGCAACAAAGGCCCAATTATGGACGCGCGACCGGGGTCATTTGCGTTTTGTATTGCATGCGCCATTTCATGTGTGATAGTTGGTGCAATGTTTTGGTCGATATCCCTTGCAATCGTTGAAATGGTCCATGGCTTAAATTTGCCATTTTCCAATTCTCCGGCAATAACATATCCGCGTGAAACATCCTTTGTCATTAGTTTTTTTTCACCGGATGTCCGGATTTTGTATCCATGTTTTTCCGCGTGTTGATTCATCCAATCTTCGGTGGATTCAATGTCGTATTTCTTAAATTCAATTTTGTCCCCTTTGCCAATTTTTATGTTCAAATATGAATTGTTTGTGGCGCAATTGCCGCCCGAATTGGTGGAAACCGTTCCAATTTGATATGTCGGCAAAGTCAATTTTTTCCCGGTTGCTTGGGCAAATTTATTGGTTCCTGGTCCGGTACATTCCGACGGTTTTCGTAATGTCACAAATGTTCCTTTTGAATTAATTGTTTCAATTATGCCATTTGCATTGGCGGCAATTTCATTGAATTGGTCATTCGTTGATTTGTTTTGCGTAGATAAAAACAATTCGGGTTTGATTTCCTTTTGTTTGGTCGCCTTTGCGGTTTGTTGTTCCGTTTTGGCAATTTCCTTTTCAACCTCTTTTATTTGTTGTTCAATCTTTGCCGGTGCAATGTCCGCCGGCAAAGGTTCCAAATTCAATTGTTCCCGTTGTGATTTGGTCAACTTGAATGGAATGGCCGAATGGCGACAATTGTATCCGCCACGGTAAATGGAAAACGTTTCGGGCGACGTCCCCGGAATGGCTCCCGTTCCATTGGCGTTCATCCAGGCAATTTCCGACGGTAAATCCTTTTTTTGGATTACTTGCATGGCCACCCATCGACGACATTGGGGCCGCGAATCTTCAATCAACGAACCAACATAACGGTATGCGTCCAATCCAAATTCATTCGCAATCTTCGCGTTGACCTGGCCATCGAATTGGTTCAATGCGTCACGGCTTACTTGTTTGACGTAACGGGACAAAAGTCCATCCACCTCCGGATTCCCCAAAATGAAACGGCGCAAATACGCCTCCAAATCGGATTTGGTCGCACCGGCCACAACGTTTTGAAATATTCCGGTCCGCAATGGTTCAATGAAATTGGTGGAAACGCCCGAACCCGTCAAACCTTGCAACGTTTGTTCAACCGTCGCCCGTTGGATTGGATTAATCAATTCACCCAATTGTTCCGGCGTCAAATCGTTGACGTTCCCGTGAACATCAAAATTGAATTGTTTGATGTTTTCAAAATTCCGCAAAAACCCGTTCACGTCCGATGGATATTTGGACGACTGCAACGCGTCCAAAATGATTCGTTCAACCTGGTTGGTCAATAATGTGTTCCCGTCATCAAACACGAAATTTTCCCCGTCGGATGAAAATTTTTGAACGTGTTTTGATACTGCGGCGAAAATCCTTTGTTCGGTGGCCGGCAAAGAATCAAAGAATGATTGATTGGCCGCCGAAATTGTCCGGTCTTGTTTACGAATGATTTCAATGACGTTGTCATCAAATTCAATCATGTGGTTTGAATCAATTGGGTTGTGACGTATGAATCGATGGTTGGTTGGATTCTGCGGTCCAATTCGGCGAATATTTCACCCAATGGTTTTTCCAAAAATTCCGTTCCGTTTTCTGCGGTTATGGCCACCAACGTTTTGTAGGCAAACAACGAACGAATCATGTCGTCTTTTTTAATAGAACCGGCGGCCAACAACATTTGTTTGTCCTTTGTGCTTAGATGAAATATTGGGTCGTATGAAACCAATACTTCGACCATTCGCGAAATGGATTTGTTTCCCGAAAAACGTTTCCGCGCCAAATCTTTTGTGGATTCAACCAAAAACGCAATGGGCGCATTTTTGTCCGATAGTTTATTCAATTCATCAATCAAATCCTCTTCGGTTTTCATCGAAAACGAAATTGGCTTTGTAATGACCGGCGCCATTGGTTGGACAACGCTTCGGTATTTTTCAATAAACAACAAACTTTTGAAAATGATTTCGTCAAATATGTTGTTGGATATTTTGGTCAACTGACTGAATGAATCTTCGCGGTCAATCATTTTGGCCACCCCGGATTGGCTTTCGTCAATGACGTTTAAATGTAAGGCCTCTTCGGCTTTCTTCAAAAGTGTTTGCCATGCCTGGCCCGAATATTCAATGATGGAAACGTCCGGTGAAATGAAACGAATCATTGGCCCGTTGACGTCGCCATCAACACCCAACGCCGGATTGGATTTTTCGCGAAGAAAAACGCCAAACGGCGAACGTGAAATGATTCGTCCGGTTCCCTTGCAATTGCCACATGTTTCATGTTCCTCGTTGTCATGGTTGAAAACAACGCCATCGCGACAACCTTTTGCGTTGCATGTTTCTGCGATTTCCTCGCGGTACGGAAACGCGGACGTCGTCATGACGGCGGTCCAATCGGAATATTGGCGAATTGCCTCGTTGGCAAAAGGAACGAACGATGAAAAATAAGAATCGAAAAAATTGTCGTCGGTTAAGTCGCCCCCTAAAATGATTCCGGGAATGGTTCCCATGTCATGTTGGTAAACAACAACCGTTTCAAATTTTTTGTCAATGGCCTGGCCAAATTGGGTGTGTTTCAAATACTCGTTATTTGTCAACGAATAAAAAACCAAACCGGTCATTTGTGATTTGCCGTTTGCCATGACGGATGAATGTTCATCCATTGATTGCCACGTCAATAATCCTTTCTCCAAAACCTTTATTTGGTCGGACATCAACAACACCGGTTCGGCGTCCACTTTGATGGCCGGATTGGTCAAACCTTCGCCAATGGGAATCCACACCAACCAACCGTTCGGGTCTTCAATCATGCGGCGGACAACGAATTTTTGGATGTACGAATAAAAATATTGGCCATCGAATTTTTGTTCGCTTAAATAGGTGTCCAATTCGTCCGAAACCGAAATGGAAAAATTGGCGTTTTGGAATATTCGAAACAATTTGTCGATGGCCCTATTCATGGAACCTTTTGTGATTGGTTCGTAAATGGACAAACGATATTTTTGAACGTCCGGGTCTTCATTGGGACGACGTGACGTCAATATTTCGCCGGGGTTTTTTCCCCTGGTGTGGATGAACATGGTATTCCGAACCCGGTTCCAATGTTCCCAATTTTTTGGACGATAATTGTCTCCGGACAACGCCGTCGATATGTTTTCAATTGTAATCATTCACATGTCAAAGATTTGTCGCATTCACAACGTTCGAAATTGATTTCCAAAAACCATTGTGAACCCGTTTCATTATTTTTGGCTATGTCGCCTTGAATTTGATATTCGGTCCCATCCACAAAGACGTCGCGCCCGGTGAACAAATTCACCAAATAACGCGTGTATGTTTCCGGAACATTTGCCGTCCGCATCAACCACGTTTCACAATATTGGGCCGACGTTGTTTTCAATGTGGCTCCAATTGTTTCTTTTGTTATGTTGAAATTGGTCCGTTCAAAAGATGACGGAATGCGAATTTTGTTTGAATACTGAAATGGCGTCCCATTGGCCACGGTGAAATTGGTTCCGTAGTACGTCCCAAAACAATCGTTTTTCGGATAAATGGATTCGACCATGTGAGTTTTTTGACCGGGTGAACATGGAATCATTTTGAACGGCTCCGAACAAAATTCGGATTGCGTTTCCGCGCCTGGTAAACATTCACGGGTTCCGGTAAAATTAAACAGAAAATAAAAACACGGGTCCAAACCGGCGCCAATCATGTATGTTTCAATTGCGGCCAAATTGAAACGAATCATTTGAATTGGGTTGTTGGATACATTCCCCAAATAATCCGTTGACGTGTACGCCCCAACATAATGGTTGGGCGCAATTACTCCAAACATTTCGTTTGTGATTTCCAACGGCAAATCGTCACAACATCCGCGAATTTCAAATGTCGCGAATGATGTATTCAATGGCGCCAACAAATCGGTTGGCAACCAACCATGTTCGCATCCAACCGGCAATTCATCCGGTTGTTGAAATTGGAAATCAAAGGTGTCGCCAACTTCAAATGGAATCCAAAATGGAACGTCATTGGCGCACAAATTACAATTCCATGAATCCCCACAATCACAAAGAATCAACCCGTTTTCAAGAATTAACCGGGTGCAATCTTTGCCACATGTGTTGTTCAACTCCAAACATAATATTCGGGCGTTGGGGTCGGTGTATTCACAAAGTCCGGTTTGGTCACACCAAACCAAATTTGAAAATTGGTAACTATCGAACAATTCCATTTTGTCAAAGTTATGATATTAAGGACATAATTGATTTCCTATTTTGAACGCAAATGTTCCGGTCATGTTCGTTCCGGCTCCGGTGAACATCGTCCAAAAATTAGCGGTCGAACTACCCCACACCATGTTGAACGAACCCGTCGTTGAACCAATTGGAACCGTTTGGTCAATTGGTCCGCTTGTGGCCAATGTTCCAAATCGGAAATCCAACGGACGCGTTGTTGGAACGCTGAATATGTATTCAAAATAGTATGTCGCCCCTGGTATCGGATAAACGGTTGAACCATTTGATGAACGAACGGTCAATGTTCGACCGGCGGTCACGTTGTTGAACGTTCCGTTGATTGTGTCGCCCACTTGAGGCGTTGACATAACAATCAAAGTTGAACCGGCGTTTTTGGTGTGAAACAAAAAATATTCGCAAATGGCCGGAACTTCGGGCGAACTGATATATCCGCAAAATTGATATTTGCCATTTGCCAAATTGGGCGCGTCCAATATAACGGACGCACGAAATGTGATTGGGTCGAAAAATGTGTCTTGGCTCAAAACCAAACTTGAATTCAATTGTGTCATTTGGTTGGGCGACGGGATTTCGTCATTCTCCAAAAGAACCGTCGAACCAAACGGTTCGGGTTCAATGAAAAATAAGAAATTCCCTTCGCGGTCGGCTTCATACGTCAATTTGATGGCCAAATAATCACTAAAACATATTGGCGCGTCCACCGGTACAAACAAACCGGTCACGGGGTCCATGCCTTCAATAATCACATCCAACAAACGCGAATCAAAACCACCATTGCCGGGTTCAACATCAATGGCGTTCACCTTGTACGCTTTGACAATGTTCCAAAAAAACGGTGTTCCCAAATAACCCGTGAAATTGAACGTGAAAATATATTCGAAAAATACTTCATTGTTTATCCATGAATCCGTAATTCCCAACGCGGAAACATACGTTGAACCCAATGGCCCGGCGTTTGTCCGATTCATATATTCGGACGTCAACGCCGTTTGAACCAATCCGCCCGAAAACAATGTGTTGTCGTAACGAACACGGCGGTCGTTGATGGACGTCAATATAACATTCAACCCATCCACAACGGTCAAATCATTCAAGTTTTGAAACCCTCCAGGAAACGCGTTGTTCCGAATTGAAAAATGGGTTTCGTATTGAAAAAACGTTGTTCGGCCAACCACCGGAAAATCTTCGCGGCGTTTGTATATGTTCAAACGAACCCCAACCAATGATTCCGACCATTCGGTGAAATCAAACCCCCAACCGGTCAAACACGCTTCAAAGTCGCCACCGGTGACGTTCAAACGATGTCCAATCCTTTCTTTGCCGACCGGCTGAAAACAATCCGCCAATGTCGTTTGGAAATATTGATTCCACCCCGAATCCACGTCAATTGTACAATCACAATTCAAGTCCGGTGTTCGTTTAACTTTGATTTCATCCGACAAAAACGTGTTGACCATGGTTCCATTTGAACCATAAACGATGGCGGCCACCCGGTATTTGGACGACGGCGTCACCGTGTTGTCAACGTACAAAGAACCAACCCAATCCCCACCAATGTTGGCAATCGTTCCGGGTCGGACCAAATGGTTGTCCAAAACGCCCGTTCCGGCGTAACCCAAAACGCGGTATCTTGAGGAATCCGACGACGTCAAAAAATCCGTTGTGTTGTCAAATATTGTTTCATCAAACAAATGGAAAACGATGACGGGCGTTGTGGCCCCGTAAATGGCCGGAACCGTTATTTTGAATTGAACACGGGTGTTTTCAAGTGTTGAAAAATCCGTCACATTGCCAATCGTTCGCGACAAAGTGAACACGGGATTGGTGAATTCGGACGGGCCATTGTACAAACCTAAGTTGTAAAAACGCGACGTCATGTTGGGACATGCAACGGTTCCACATGTGAACGGGGAATCGCCAACCAGGACGGCCGGGTCAATAACCCAAAACGCGCCTTTTGCCGTTTTCATTGTGTTGTAAACGCATGGAAACGCGTTGGTGTAGTCGTTTGGATTTGAAAGGGTGTTTCTTTTCAGTTTTGTTGAATTGTCAAACGTCAACGAATCCACGAATTGTTCGTAATCTTGAATCATGTACATGGTCAATTCAACATTGAATTCACCGGTGGCGGCGTTGACCGGACGAAAAAACACCTCCCAATTCTTTTGATTGAGCGCGTTTGACAACGCCCCGAACAATGTCATTTGGTGCGCGGTTCCGTCCACCATCAAAGACGACGCGTATGTGATTGAATATCCAACCGGCAATGGTCCGGAATCAAATGGAATGGTACATTCATCGTCAAACAACGATGGATTGAATTGTAAACGCCAACCCGAATATATTGGGTTTTCGGTTTTCATTTTGTAGACAATTGTTTTTTTGTCCAAAAATGAAGATTGGTCAAACGCCGTTTCACTACTGCAAAAACCATTTGACGGCGTCAAAAATCCACCGTCGGTTTGAAATTCGATATCGAGGCAACAAAGACAATCACATGGAACGGCCATGGCGTTTCCGGATAACCTAATTCCTACACCACAAAATTCCAACTCACTACATGCAATATAATCCGAAATATCGGTTGGTGTCCAAACGGCGGTGACAATTCCGGTTCCGGTCGCCGGTAAAATTGCCGGGTCCGGTGATTGAATTGGGTCCGGTGTTCCACACCCCGAAAAATCCCAATGAATGGTCACGGGACCAATAGTTGGATTGGACAACGTTACGGATTGCGAATTCGTTGAACCAACCGGGGTGTCAGCGAAATCAAAATCAACAAGCGGTCCCCAAACTGCGGTCCAATCAACACATTCCATTTCAAACGTCCAATCCAATTCATTCCCGTGTTGGGTTGTCACAAAGTATCCGGACCAACTTCCCAACGGCGACGTCAATTCATCCCAACACAATTGAATATCCAGGGTAAAAGTACCCCCCGACGCGACAACGACCGGAAACGTTGGCGCCCCTCCATTGATGGCGGTCACAACAACGGTCAATCCACTTCCGGCGTCCGTTATTACAAAATCGGTGACGGTCAAAGATGTTCCATGTATATTGTCAAATGTGACGGTAGCGGTTTGGCAAACGCCACAACAATCAAATAAATTTGTTGGTCCGTCCGGTTGTATTCCGCTTAATATGTCAATTCGATGAATGGCCATGTTCGTATTTTTAAACGATTCCCGAAACGCCAATGGTCCGTTTCACGAAATCAATTTTCAATTCTTTGATTTCCCCAAATTTAATTGTATTTCCAACGCGAATTCGGATTGTCTTTGAAAAATCAATGGCGTCCAATTCGCCGCAATCAAAAGAAAACGAAAAATCAAAGTTGAAAATCTTTGTTCCTGGCAAACGCGGATTGTCGATGTAATGAAATAACGAATACAAATTGTTCGTGTTGTTTTCATTAAAGAACATCGGATAGTTGAATAACTTGTTTTCATTCAACGGAACGTCTTCAATGACTAATTCCCCACCCAACGCCGGTTCAAAATAATTCCCAACAACCGGTCCGCCGGTGAACGCGTTGGAATAACTACGTTCCACCCTGGCGTTTTCCAACCCGGACGATGCGTTCCAAATCATGAATTTGTAATTGAACGCGTTGTGTTGGTTCATCAACAAAAGGTCGCGCGAATTGGCAATGGCGCCACCAAATAAGGTGTTGTAAACACCGGATTCAAATCCGCCTAATGTATCAACACCGGCGGCGTCATCGCGAAAACGGGCCATGGACGACAACAACACCAAATTGATGGAACCGGATTGTGTTGGTGAAATTGGGAATGGATTCCATTCAACGATTTCATCATAACGTTCAAACGCTTCATTGCCGGTCAAATCCATTCCGTCCAACGAATAGTTGTATTCTCCAAACGATGGCCGTTCGCGGTCGATATACGAAAAACAAATTTGATTTTCAATGATTCGGCCATCGTTCAACATTTGTTCGGCGTCAATCCAGGTGGATGAACCAACAAAATAATCCTTTCGTTCAAATATCAATTTGTTGCCAACAATCCAATATTTGGCGTTGAACATTGGTTTCAAATATTTGGTCATTAACGTGTCCAATGTTTCAATGGGCAAATTTTCCGAAATCAACAAACCGTTGGTTTCGCTTGGCTTGTAACCTTTGCGAATTGGCGCCGAAAACAATAATAAATTGAAATACGGCGACGACGGGTCGTTCAATATTGACGATTGAAATTCCAATCCGCAAATGTCACAAACGTTTTTGACGTAATCGCGAACCAACGCGGTTGGATGATACCATTGACATTGAATCAAACGATTTTGCATGTCAGTTAACCAACCGGTTATTTCGGAAAATGAATTTTGCGGATTGGTCCATGTTCCACCGGTACATGTGGCCGAATTGCACGGCGTCCCTGGTATGACGCAAACGATTTGACAAATGACAAACGCAATTGATTGAATGACAACGACAACCAATGACAACGGCAAAATAACGGCGTAAATCAGCAAATTCAAAATGGCGTAAATCAGCAAAAGAACGGACAAAATAAAATTTGGCCGAACGTCCACGCAATACCTAATTTTTTTTTGTTGGTTGTATAAAAAGCCGTTTTGGTTGTCATACAAAAGTTTTGATTTAACACAATTCAACCCCGGTTTTTTTTCAACTACATTGGCCGAAATCCAACATTCGGGTTCACACCAATCGATTTTGTCCCCCGTTATTAATCCATCAAAAACCAACCGGCCACAACATTCATCAAAAATTTGAACGTCAATGGAATTGGAAAACCCGTTTGGATTGTCCACCAATATTGGGCGAATCAACGAATATCCGTCATCGTAAAATTTCAATTCGGACGAATAGGATTTCACCAATCCGCCGTCGTCGTCGTTTTCCCTTTGCGTAATTTCAAAAGATTCAACGCCATCAATGCGGCCATTGATGACGGTTCCGTTTAAATGAATGACGATTGGGGATTTCATCTTGCGGCGTTTTTGATTCGGTTTTCTTTGTACTGCAATCGCGAAACGATTCCGTTGATTCCACGTTCATCAATGGACAATTCGATTCCGCGTTGGCCTTTGATGGCGCGTTCAATGCGGTCCAATTTGGATTCCATTGTTTTGGTTTGGTAGGCCATAACGCCATCGGAAATTCCTTTGGTCATCATTGGATTGCGTCCGGCGTGTATGGCCTCCAATATCGGACGAAACTTTTGGGTTTTTTCTTTTGTCACTACAAATTCGCCTTTGTGAACAATTCCGGCCGGTTGGTATTTGCCACCGTCCCCGGTATATCCACCCGTTGCAAAACTCGCGGCGGCTTGTGCTTGCGCCCTGGCGGCGGCAAATCCGGCGGCCAATGCCACAACGGCGGCGGCCACGGTCAACGCGGTCGCAATTCCATTCCCGGCGGCGGCGGCCTTTGCAATTGCCAACGCTGAATTGGCCGCAATTTCAATCAATGTCAACGCTTGTTGGGCCTCGACATATTTTTGGCGTTGTTTGGTCAAATCGTCCAAACGTTTTTGTTCCAATTGTAACAATTCGGCGTTTCCGTTTTCCGCAATGTCACGGGCGGCGTCAACCCTTTTTTGTTGGGCGTCAATCAACGCGTCGGTTTGTGTTATTTGGGCGTCGATGAATTGTTTGGTGGCGGCCACGGTCGCGTCCACCAATTCGTTCAACGCGTCTTGAATTTCCTTTTGTCGTTTATCCGACGCGGCCACCGTTGCATCCGTCACCTCGTTTTCCAAATCAATCCGTTGGTCCGCATACTTTTTTTCAATATTGTATCGGTCAACGGCGCTTTGGGCGTTTATGGCGTCAACTTGTTCGGTGAATTCCCCGGCCCCCTTTACACCGGCCACACGTTTTGTTTCGATGGCGTCCAATTCAAGTTTTTCCGCTTTTTTTGTCGAATCTTTGATTGCTTGCAAATTGGAATTCAATTGAACCCGGACGGCGTTTCGTTCGTCCGCGTTTCGGGTTTTTGACAATTGGTCAATCAACTTTGACCGTTCTTTTTCCAATACTTTGATGGCTTCAAGTTGACGGGCCAATGACAATTCCGCGTTGGCGGTTTGTGTTTCGTTGATGAAATCGTTTCGTTCGTTTTCGCCGTCAATGGTCAACTTTGTGATTGCCTTTTGGGTTTCGGCGCGAATCAACAATTCGCCGTTGGCCCTTATTTGGGCAAATTTGGCGGCGTTGGCGGCGAATGTCCCCTCCGCCTTTGCTACTTTCTCGCGTTCATCAATCTCCAGGTTGAACGCCTCCAATTGTTTTTGGCTTTCAATTTCAATTCGACGAATCCGTTCCGCGAATGTTTTCGGGTCGTCCGCCAATTGCGGTTGGAATTTCAATTCGAATTGTTGTTTGGCAATTTCACGGGCCAATGTGTTGGACAAATCGTTGATTGATTTGACCAAACCGTCCGCCGCCTTTTGTTGATTCTTTGTCAAATTCGTTTTTGTGTTGACAAACGGGTCAATCACAAATTCTTTGTTTATGGCGTCAATTTGTTCCTGGGTTTCACCGTATTGATTTAGGAAAAAATCAAAACCGGTCAACGCGCTTTCCTGGTTGGCGTTTAATTCATCCAATGATTTTTGTTCCGCTTCGCTTAATTTGGCGAATGGATTGTTTGCGATTAGTGGGTCAATTAACGCCCCGGCGTTGGCAAAATTCCCGGCAATGTCCAACGCTGTTTGTGACAATGCCAATGGCGCCTCGCCCAATTGATTCCGAACGGCCTCGTTGTTTGCAATTAAGTCGTCAACAATTTTTTTCTGCGACGGAACCAACGTTTTATATACTTCATTCGCCGTTTTGTTTCCGGCGGCAATGGCCGACGATAGTTCCAAATATGAATTTGCGGCCAATTGTTGCGCCCTGGCTTGTTTGGAATACAAATCCGTTAACACTTGTTGTTTGGCTTCGGTTTGCGCTTTGGTTTTGATTTGTTGAATCAAACTTTGGTAGGCCAAATCCAATTGTTCAATGAATTCCTTTTCATCTTTGATGTTTTTTAAAGTTGTTCCGTATTTGCCATTAATTTCATTAATTAGTCGGCTCCTTTCGGCGCTCCCTTCATTGGTTTTTTTGAGCGCGGCAAACAACGACGTCAATTCCCCGGATTCCTTTGCGATTTGCTCGTTGGCTTTTGCGTTTACTTCGGCGACTGCAATTTGGGAGGCGCTTAATTCGTTGGTGGCTTCAACGGCTTCATCCGCCGCAAACAAATAATCCGAAAACAACAACACCAACGCGGTCAATCCGCCAATGATTAATCCAACCGGGTTGGCTTTCAATGCGGCGTTGAATGCGGTTGTGGCCAATGCGGCGGCCCTGGTTGCAATGGATGACGCGGTTGTCGCGCCGGTCAACAAATTGGTGGCGACGGTTGTCGCACCGGTCCAAAACGCTTGCAATTTTTTGATGGCAATGGACAAATTTTCTTGAATAATAAGTTTTTTGAATCCTAATTCATAACGCAATTGGGACAACAACGCGGCGTTTTGAACGGTCAACAAAACACCAATCGAACCGGCTAAAAGAATAAACGCGCGGCGGTTTTCTTCGACAATGGTCGGAATGGCTTGCAATCCGGCAATCAACTTGAACGCCGCATCGGTTAAAAATTCAAACACGGGCAACAAACCTTCCCCAACGCTTCGTTTCAATTCGGTGAAATTACCCTCCAGGGTGGACAATCGTCCGGCGGTTGATTGGCTCAATTTGTCCGTCAATCCAAAAAACCGTCCGCCCTCCGACGTCAAAGTTGTGAACGCGGCTTCCAAATTGGAAAACGAAATTTTCCCCTCCGAACCTAATTTTTTCACTTCGCCGGCGGAAACACCTAATTGTTCCGCAAACAATTGAATGACCGGAACACCGGCTTCGGTCAATTGGTTGATGTCTTCGGCGAACAACGTTCCTTGAACGCGCGCTTTGCCATATATGACGGACAATTCATTGAAATCTTTGCCGGTGGCGGACGCGACGTCCCCAATGCGTCCCAATGTGGTTTGTAAACCTTCAACCGGTTCACCAAATGCCAACAATGATTTGGCGGCGTCATTAACTTGTTCCGGGGTGAACGGTGTTTTTATGCTGAATTGTTCCAATTCGCCAAACAATTCTTTGGCGGCGGTGGCCGAACCCAAAAACGTTTCCAATGATATTTGGACGGCTTCATAATCCGCCACGGCTTTGATGGCGCCACGGGCAAAATCAACGGACGCGGTGGCGACGGATATTCCACCAAATGCGGCGGCGGCCCCGGCAATTGTGTTTTTCAAACTTTTGAAACCGGTTTCGGTCGCTTTGGTGTTGGTTTGAATGCTTTGAATTCCCGTGTTCAATTTGGCGAATTCACTTCGCAATTGGGCGGTGTCCGCTTGCAATTTGAACAATATATTGTTTACTTCGGTGGCCATGCTTATTTCATTTTTTCATGTTGTTCATTGCGTTCATCCGATATCCGGAAAAACGTCGAAATGGTTTGGTAATATTCATCCACGGACAACGATTCCAACGCTTTCATTTCGGTCACTTTGTTTTCACAAATGATTTGGTTGGTGAAATTGATGTCGTCAATGTATTTCCCGATTTGAGCGCTTGCAAAATTTGGTTGAACCTTGCGTTTTCCTGGGCGCTGACCTTCAAAAATTCGCGGATATCGTTGGACGATAGTTCCGAAAATTTCATTGTGGATTCCAACGCCCTTTGGACAAAAAAATCGCGAACGGCGGTGTTTTTGTTTAACTTTTGAATTTTAGTCGCTTTGAACACGTCGTTGAATTCCGTTTCGTTTTCGCCATCCAGCACGTAATAACACGCGGCCAATTCAATTAACGTGTTTTCTTCCCCAATGAATTCCAAACGCCATTCGATTTCGGACAACAAATGAAACATTTCAACGATGTTTCCATTGTTGGCGGATTTCTTCATTGCGTCAACCATTGTTTTCAATTGGTCTTTGGTCATGTTCATTTCCGCGTAACGGGTGGCCACCTCTGCGGCAATGGCCCGTTTGGATGGCATCATGAGTGGATTGGTATATTCAAACCATTTCACCCCGTCCGAATCGGTGAATATTTGGGTCAACGGTATTGTTTGCCCGGTCACATGTTTCGATTCCGCGACAAACGGAATGGTTTGGCGTTTTCTTTTAAACCAACTCATTTTTGTGTTTTGATTTTTGATTCGCTCAAATGTAGCGCAAAAATCAATTCCGGTATTTCACAAAGTCGTTGTGAAACGTCCACAAATAATATCGGAAACAATCCAAAAGGTGGGACAAATTGGAATCCTTTGTTTTTTCAATGTCCCCGTTGGCGGTGGTTTCGACGTTCTGCAAATCATGAATCAACCATTGACATGACGCGTCGATTTGGATGTCTTTGTGTTTTTCCAACAAGGAATTCAAAAGGACGCGCGAATTTTTGATTGATGGGTTGACGGTCGGGACCTTGAACGCGGATTTAGGCAAATCCAATTCATCGCGAATAATTGTAAAATAATTGACGGCGCCCCTGGTCATGGCCGAACGGTTGGCGCCGGACGCGTCACCGGTAACGATGAACAACCGGTCGCCCAATTCAATCCGGATTGTTTCACATAACCGGTATATGTCCGAATTCTTTAATCGGAATTCCCGAATGATTCGGATTTTGTCGTTGAATGATTGGCCGGCAATACATGTGATTGGGTCCACGTTGAAATCGAATGACAAAATGATGGGTTCGGTTGGATGGATGGCCACATTGGTTTTCACCGTTTTGAATTTGTTGAATGCGTAGGCAAACGGGCGTTCCACGTCAAACACGTCCCAATCCCCGTTCACAAATACGGCCCTCGTCAATTCGTCCAATGTATCCATGGCGGCCAAATATTCGGGCGGCAACGATGGATTGTCAACCATTAACGCCCGTTTGTAAAAATATCCGGGCGGCAAAGTTCCGTTGAATGACGGTTCATGAAATGTTGTTTTGGTCCATGTCTGCGACGGGTTGCATGTCGACAAAATAAGACGCGGCGGTTGGTTAGGAATGATATGGCGGCCAACGCGCAATTTGCATTTTTCAAAAGTTTTCTTTTGTAATTCTTGGGCCTCTTCCAATAAGAAAAAATTGGTTTCCAATCCATCGAACCGGGTCAAATTTTTATCCATGACATAATTTTCGGGAAAAAATTCCAATGTCGAACCATTGGTGAACGTCACAATATGGTCGGTTTGATGGTATGAACGGACAAATGGTTTGGGGCAAAGTTTAAAAAACGTTGGAATGGTCGTCCGCTTTAACGACGGCAATGATTCCCGGATGACGTGTGATTTGGAACCGGGAAAAATCTTTGCCAACAATATCAATGTGGCCAATGATACATAGGATTTTCCACCCCCGGCGGCGCCGCCGTACAAAAGACATTCATATTGGCCCGAAAAAACGGCCTCCATGAATTCATGTTGTTTTTGGTGTGGTTCAAATACAACCATTGGCGACCATGAATTCATCAAAGACGTCAATGGCAATGTCCAAATGGAAATTTTGCCCGGTCATTAATCGAACATACGTTGTTCCTGGTTCATCTTCATTCCAACCCATGACGGCGTCAATTCGGAATCGGACCGGAATTCCGGATTCGGTTGGGCGTTCAATTCCTATGGATTCATAATCAATAGGGTCGTTGATTTGGAAAAATCCATTGGAAAAAACGAATGGAGAAACGAATCGAATCATGGGTTGAATTTGTTTGGTGTCATTTGCGCCCGGATTATGGTTTGCAAATGGCGTTCGAAATATCGGTCAATTATGGCCCATTCGTCACGGCTTTGGACCATTTCCACCGTCCAACCGTTTATCAAAATTTCGGAATTCACCCAATGCAATTTGTGACGAACCCAACGGGCGGCGGATGGGACGTCGCCCAAATCGTCAATGATGTTTTGAATGACCATTTGGATTTCCGGTTCACTCAATTGAATTGCGAATGGTTTGATTGGTGTTTTTTCGCTCATGAAAACGCAATTGTTTGATTTCCAATTTTGAATGTCTGCGGTTCACCGGTCATTTCCACTTGAATGTTTTCGTTCCAATTTTCGGGGTCGGCGTTTTTCAAAGTAAAAATGACGGCGGTCGGATTGGGTCCAATGTAGCGTTTTTTCGTTTTGATTTGGCGACCGGCCATGTCGTTGTTTTTTCCAAACAATTCGGTCGTTTCGGTTTCTTCAACCCAATATCCGACAACCAACCGTTCCAACGCGTCAACGGCTTTTGTTTTGATTCCCTCCTTTCGGTTTTTGGAATGTTTTTGTTTGGCGTTTTTGTAACGGGCCGCAATTTCCGCATCATTGTCCACCCAATTTTTGAATGTGCGGTCGGTTATGCCATTGTCCAAACAACATGATTCGATTGTCACGTTGTCGGATTCGTACAAAGAACAAATGACATCAACCAATTGGCGACGTTCTTCAATTGTCCTTTCTGCGGCGCTCGGTTTGCGCGGTGTCGGTGTTTTCTTTGCCATCGGTTTTTGGTACGATGGCGAACCACTTTTTGTTTTCTTCATGTTCGCCAATTTTTGGGTGTTGGTTCACCCCAATTGTTGTTGTTGGCGACGTTTGATGTTTAATCCACGGCAATTTCCATTTGTCCGGTTACATATTTTGTGAACGCCTGGCGGTCCGGCTTCATGACGTGTGGGGTTTTTTCCCAATGGTCACAAAATTGAAACCATATATTGTTGAACCGTTTAATCAAATACGATTCATTTTCGGCGCCATCGGGAATAGTGTCAACGTATTGGTTGAATTTATTGACGACGGTCCAAAATTCCTTTTGTATTTTGGATTGTTCACGTCCGGCGGCGCGGCGAAATTGTCGGTTCATTTTCAAAAATAGTCCTTTTTTTGGTCATTGTCGAACCAATACATCATTTCAATCATTGCGTTAGCTCCCTTTTTTAATTCATCCAGGGCGTCAACGCGTAGAATAAAAATGTCAATGTCGGTTCCGGCGTCATCCACCAACGCGTCAATTGCGCGGCGGTGAATGTCTTCAATTTGTTCAATTCGTTCGTGTTTTGTCATGCTTCAAAATAGGGTCAAAACGTTTTGTTGTTTTTTCGGCGGCTCCAATTTGTCCAATAATTCGATGACCTGGTCACGGTGGAAATAATGTTGTGGGCCGGTTTGAATGTGTTGTTTTAATTGTTCGATGTTCATTTGATGACGGATTTGATTTCGTAATTGTAAAACAACGCGTTTGGGTCGTCTTTTTTGTCATGAATCAATTGGACGATGTTGTTTCCAATCGTCGGCCCGGTTAACACGGTGGCCGCGCCAATATATGTGACAACCCTGTCACCTGGTTTTAATTTCCAAAATGTTTGAATGTCGATGTGTTCCATGTGTTTGATTATTCGTCCACTGCTCAAAATTAAATATCGCATAAATCAAACAAACATTTGTTGTTGATTTTTATTTTCCATCAAATGAACATGATTTTCGGCCACTTCGCGGATTTGACGGATGGCGGATTCGCGGGCCTTCAATGATTCAATCCAATCATTGATTTCGGCGGTTGTTTCTGCGGTGTAGTAACCCTTTGACGTTGCAATCAATCCAGGAACCAAATTGTTCACCCGGATGTATTGAATGATTTTTCGAACACGGGTGTCTTTTAGTTTAACACCAAACGATTCGTGTATTTTGCCAATCATGGTTTCGGCGGTGACGACGGTTTTGATTCCGCGTTTGGTTTTGAACCGGTCTACCATCATTGGAATCAACCGGTGTTCGGTTGGGGTCAATTCAATTGTGAATTCTTCAAAGTTTTTTATCATGTTGTTGTTTTTTGTTTGATTAGTTCATTTTCACACGTCGGTCAATGGCGGCCATCATGGCGTCCCTTTTTTGTAGGGATTCCCATTTTTTCAAGTTGAATTGTTTTTTCACTCCGGAAATTAAAACGAACGCGGCTCCGGCGGTTCCGGAATACACCAAAACAATTCGAATCAAAAAAAAGACGGACGCAATGGCGCCAATGGCAATGGTCAACGCGAAGAAAATTGGCGCGGTCCATAACATGGCTATTTTTTCAATGGTTTTCATAATGGTTCAAAAATGTTTTCACGGTTTTGTCGATGTTCATATCGGAATCGGTCACAAATTTGGCAAATTCTGCCAACATTTTTTCTTCGGATTCAATTAATCGGGTTTTGTTTTCTGCCATCCATTTGGGGAAATCGTTGTGGAATTGGAATCGTTCAAAAATGGTTTTGACGGGTCGTCGGTTTTCTTCGGTCATTCCGCAAATGTATATTTCAAACGGTCATTTGCCTCATGGGCCAAAAGTTCATTCCAATCGGATTGGTCAATCCATGCCCGGAATGTTTCGCCGCGTTCAAAGTTTGCCGCCATCCGGCGAACGTCGTTGTCGGATTTCAATACGGCTCCAAATGATTCCATGGTAGTCCACAATTCGCGGCGACTGCCATCCAAAAGTTGCAATTTCAAAACGTCATTGCCTATTTTTTGGATTAACACCAAAATTTCGGAAATGTTTGTGACTGAAATCAATCGGAAATCGTATCCGGTCACAAATGTCGCCATCAATTGTTCCAATTCTGCGGCGGTCAATTCCAACGTCATTGAAACAAAACGGGGTTGGTGGTTTTCTGCGACAATCCGATTTTCGAAACGTTCGTCAATCCTAAAGGATGGCAAATGTTGTTCGATTTCGATTCGCCATTGGTGTTTTTTTTCGTTGTTCATTGTGTTGTTGTTTTGAGCAAATATGAACCAACGTCCCGGAATGGACGTTGGGTTTTTTGGATTGTTTTCAACATTTAGTTTTTAAAACGGCAAATCGTCGGCGCCCTCGTTGACGGCGGCGTTTATTGGATTGGTTGATTGGTTTGTGGCTTGTTTTGATTCTGCGGCGTCCGATTTTGACAACAATTCCACATGCTCGGCCACTACATTGACAAATTGTTTTTTGCGTCCTTCATTGTCGGTTTTTTCCGTTATGTTCAAACGCCCTTCAATCATGATTTTGGTTCCTTTGTGAATCCATTTTTCGGCAAAATCCGCGTTCAATCCCCAATGGACAATGTCGGTCCACATGGTTTTGTCGGTCCATTCGCCGTTTGTTTTTGTTCGCTCTTTTACTGCCAACGAATAATTCACTCCGGTTCCGGTTGTGGTTCGCTTTGGTTCCTGGCCAACATGGCCAATTAGAAAAATTTTGTTCATTTGATTATTTCGATTTTTGGGGTTTGAATTATGTTTGGTTGAACAATCATTTTGTTTTCGGTCAACCATTGTTCGAATGACCAACCATTTGGATGGACGGCCCGTTCGATTGTTTCGCCCTGGTCATTGGCCATGGATTCAATTTGACATTCGCGGATGTATTCGCGTTTAAGCAAAAACAAAATGGCGTTTCCGGGGTTGATGGGTTTTGTCATTCGTATTGGGTTTGTTTAATTTGTTCAATGATGGCGCGAAAATCCGTGTTTTGACTGCGGAATGTTTGGAAAAAATGTTCAATTGTCAATTCGTAGCAACGACGACGGGTCATGTCTGCCAAACTTTGGTTTTGTTTGAATGCCAATTCCCCGGCCTCCAATGCTTCGCGCAATGTCCGGACGGCTTTGGCGCGTTCACGGGTTTCGGGTTTTTCGTTTTCAATTTCGGTGGCAATTTGTTTTTTGGCCAATTCAACAATTTTTGTTTTGTCGTTTGATTCCAGGACGAAACCCAATTGTTCCATTGTGCGAAAAACATGTTCGATTCCGGCGACGGATTGCCAATTGATTGGTTTTCCGGCGTTGAATTGGTCCCAACGTTTCAAAACGCATTCATCCACGAATCCCCAAAACATCATTTTTTTGTCGTCATCGGATGGGTTTGGTTTGGTTGTCATGTCCAACATTTTTGAATTGTATTCGGTTAACGCGGCGCCTCTTTTTTCTTTGAATGCGTTCACTATGGTTGAAAAATAAACGGGTGAAAAATTTTGAAAATGATTGATTTCGACATCCAATTTCCCGGCGACTGCCATTCGAAAGGCCAATTTCATTTCATCCGGGGTCATCCAATTGAATTCCGATTCGATGAATTCAATCAAAACCATTTTTTGCAATTCAGAGGGCAAATTTTCGCTTTTAAGACCAACCAACGTGAAAATGTACCTTAAAGACATTTTAATCGATTCATGGTCCGTTAAATTGCGAATTTGGGTATCTCTTGAGGCTTCGACAATCTCGCGTCCGTTAAAACTTCGAAATTGCATCGTCGAAATTGGGTTTCGAATTTCGGGTGTTGTTGTTTGAATTTTTGTTGTTGTCATTTGATTTTCGATGTTTAATCCAATTTTTGATTGTTAAAAAAGTTGATTTGTATTTGGTGGCCAATGTCGGAACGTTTTCCATGGCCTCCAAAATTGTGTTGATTTCCGCCACCGGATGTTCCGCCAAAAGTTTTTCCGCCTGGTCATCAGTCAACGGGGATTTCATTTTGGCGACGGATGGAAAATTTTTTTGAATTTCGATGTTCAAAGGGTGACTACACAAACACATGTTAATGTGTTTATTTGAAGATGAAGATGAAGATGAAGATGAAGGGGTTGGAAATGGGTTAACCTCGGGGTTAACGGTTGGGTTAACGGTTGGGTTAACCTTTTTATTCAATTTCGGATTCCCTCCCAATTTCCCAATGTCGCGCCATTGTTGACGGGCGCGTTCATCGTTGACCATTCGTTTGGAAAAATAACGCCCATTTTCGTCCTTCGAAATGATTCCAAAAGTAGTTAGTTCATGGAACGTTTTTTGGAACACTTTTGGATTGATTTTGGACAATTTTTGGATTCCTTTTGCGTCCAAAATGATGTCGCCAAAAATCAAAACACCGGGTTCGTCACTCAAAAACATGTGACAAATCAAATCAATCCAAACGCCTTTTGTGACCGTTGAACACAAATTCAACTTGGGGTCGGTCAACCAATCCCCAGGGTAAAATTGGAACGATGGCGCGCGTTCACGTCCGTTTGATTTCTTCATGATTAGTTTGTGTTTATTGCGTCAATTAATGCCAACACGCGGTCATCAACACGTTTGCGTTTGCCGACAATGACGTTGTGGACAAAAGTCAACGTGAATTCCGGGTGTTTTTTGCAAAAGTTTTGCAATGTTCCAAACTTGTTTTTCACACCTTTTTTCACAAATTCGCGTTGGTCCTGGTCAATACACCAAACACATGGCAACAATTCAAATTCGGCAATTTGTTGTTTGGCCAACTCCAAAACCCTTTGTGAACGTTGTCCCGGCAAACGCCCGGTCATGGCGTTTGTTATTACATGGTATTTCACCCCGGACGATTCGCAAAAATTTCTAATCGTTCCAAATTTTCGTTTGATTCCGTTTTGAATGTCGATTGGGTCAATCAAACCGGTTGTTGTTTTTTTTGTTTTCATTTTGTTTTGTTTTTAAATCGTTGACGAATGGCGTCAATGGTCCCAATTAATCCAATTATGACCATTACAATTGCGAATGTCATCATTTTTCAAATAAATCTTGTTGAACGGCGCCGTTGATTTGTTCCAACCTGGTCATGGCGGCGTCCATGATTTCGGGGTCCGTTTGGTCCACGGTCAATTCCAAAACTTCGTCGGTGGATTCTGCGGACATGATTTCGTCAATCAATGATTCGGTGGACGAAATTGGGGCGCTCGTTGTGAGCGCCTCCAATATTTGTTTTCGGGATGTCATGGAATGTTTGAACAATGGATTTCCATGATGTTCCACATTTGCGGTCCAAATACTAATCAAATCGGATTTCGATTTCGCGGCCTCAATTTGGGCAATCAATACGTCCATGTTAATGACGGGCAATGATGGCGTCGGTTGCTTTGTTGTTGGCGTTGTGTTTTCAATGTCCGCCAATTCTTCGGATGTGTATGGCATGCCCCCCAATTCATCCGAAAAACAAAGTCGGAACCCTTGGGCAATGGCCACTTTTTTTGTCATCGTCACCGGCTTGTTTTTCCAAAAATCGGTCAATGTTCCGTCGCGCCTGGTTCCGAAATACTCCGAAAAATAAACTTCATGGACAAATGGAAATTGAAAATCCTTTCGGTGGATTGTGATTGTCGCCATCAACGTTGATTGTTTGGGTTTTTCGTAATTGATGGAACCGGTTGTTTGAACGGACCATCCGGCCAAAAGTCCCGAACGTTCCGCCCGTTTGATATACGTTTCATAGCCGACAATAACCGAAAATTTGTCGCCGTATTTGTTGGCGTAGATTTCGCGTTTGAACGGATTAAGTCCAAACCCTTGGGCAATTTCAACGAATTGTTCAACTTCGGAACGTGTCAAATTGTTGGCCATTCCCATGGTTTCCAAATACTTCTTAATTTTGTCAACGTCCACAAATTGTGGACCGGTTGAACGGTTGATTTCTGCATTCATGATGTTGTTGTGTTTATTGATTTCCGCAAATATATTGCAAAAGTTACTTTGGCAATGTTATTTCCACGGTTGTTTTTGAACTTTTGATGGCCGGATTCATTTGACTAATTTCACCGGTTGATTCATCCAAAATGGACATTGGTTTGGTCAATCCTTTCAATTGGGTTTCCAATGCCTTTTGGGCGGTTTTGATGGATTCAATTTCGGCCTCCATTCCCAACCACATTGGCGTTTGGCTGAAATCGTATTTCACGGCGGTTTCTTTGTGTTTAAACGTCACGCCAAAACGAACCACACCGGTTCGGGCCTCCAGGCCGTACAAATCCAATTCATCAACGGCGGTTGTCCGGTAGTTGCTTTTGACCTGGTCAATGATTTGCGAAAGGAATTCCAACCGTGCCAACGCGGTCAACGTGTCAACGTGTCCGTCGGTATTTAGTTGGATTAATTTGGCGGCGAATTCTCCCACCTTTGTTTTGCTCAAATTTTCTTCGGCGTTGATTTCCGACAAAAAATTGTTTGTGTTGGTTTCGTGAATTGTGTTCATGATAAAAAGTTTTTGTAGGCCATTTTTGCGGTTATGCAATCAATAACGGATTGGCCAATTATTCCGACATTGATTGATTTGATGAATGATGTGATTTCCTTAATTGGAAAATGTTTGATGTCCAAAATGGATATTGAACGACCCATTGGCAATGATTGGTTGTAATGGTAAACCAAAAAATTCAATTCCAATTCCGTTAAAACATCAAAGTAAGCGCCGAACAAAACCAAATCGGTTGTATTTTCGGCCCGTTGTTGTTGTTGTTCGTTGTGAACAATGTTTGGAACCGGGGCCATGTCGCCCCGGTTTTTTTCTGCCTGGTTGTTCATGCCATGAATTTTTGGGTGCGACAAATATTTTCGATTTGACGAATGGCCGAATCCATGGTTGGAAATTCCATTGAACAAAACAATTGGAATTCGCGTCCGGTGGTTTGCAAAATGAACATCCGGTTTTCAAATTGCCAAAATTCCATGTTGACGTCGTCGTTGATGGCAACCAGGCGCGCGCCTAATTGATGCAACTTCGCTTTGACGCGGTCCAAATTCAAAATGTCATTGGACTGAATGGCGGAAAACGGTTTTGTCACCGTCATTTCAATCCGGACGTCATGACCAACGCCGCCGGCCATCATGATGTCCAATTCGCCATTTGTCGCCGGGTCCGTCAATAAATTTTT